ATGAAGAAGCGTTTTGCAATCGCGGAGCCGAAAGAGTTTTTTAGGCAAAAATATAGCCTTCTCGCTTCGGCGGAAATCGCTCAACTCATGAAGACGAAGGAAAACTCTTCATGGGAAGAATGGTACGAGGCGTTGCAGTCATACGCCGACGGACTTGGTGATGATTGGGAAAGAAGTCTTGTGTCTGACTGTGGGGAAGAATGCTGGCGCGAAGCATACGATTCCGGTGATGACGTTAAAACCGCCTTCGTTGAAGGATTCACGGAATAACGTCTAACAACTGCTTCAACTTGATTCGCCTTTGGCTCACAAGTTAAGCAAATGTTGGTTGATCTTTTCGCCAGAATCAGTAAATAGATTCTTGACGCCAGACGGGAGGAAGAGATGGAAAACACCGAAGCATCAATAATGATTTGCGGATTGCCATATAGAATTATTTATCGAGATAGAAATTCTCGTTCAGACATGTCAATGGGGCGATGCGATTCAAAGGAATTGACAATACACATCGACAAGGAAATGCCAGAGGAGCAGCGTAAGGCAACACTTTGCCACGAATGGATTCATGCTGTACTCGATGCAAATGGAGTAGAGCATCCTGAATCAGTAGCGGCTGTGCTTGGAACGGAATTGTATAGATCAGGGTTTGAGCCCTGGAAGAAACCTGACAACGGTTTAAACTAGACCGACCCCGAACGGGAGGAATGATGAAACGAAAAGAAATTGTTGGCATGTGTATTGGCGCAGTAATTGGCCTTGCCGTAAGTATCTGGCTGTTTTTCCCCTATGATATTCTTTCGGCAACGATCGATGCCGGATTAAACAGGCTTTTAGCGCTTGTACCACCCGTAGCTGGCGGTGGTTTCGGATACATAGCCGGAACAAGTACCTAGCCCCTTCGGAGTTTATTGTGACAAGAGCGCATAGGGCAAAATTAAACAGAATTAATCAAAGAATACTAAGAGATGCAATCCGTTTTGTACCAATAAAAGAATGTGGTAACTGTATCCTCCGGGGCGTAGAACAACAAGTTCAACTCGACTCGGAGCAGAAACAAGCGAAAATAGTCCCGGAGGAAAAATGACAGTAGCATCCATTGTGAAAAAATATCTTGAAGATAATGGGTACGATGGATTATGTGGTGACAGCTGCGGTTGTGGAAAAGAGGATCTCATGCCGTGCGATAACGACTGCTCATCCTGTGAGCCGGCATACGGTTTTGTCTGTCCCGGCGGCGATAAATGTCCTGATAGTGACTCTTGCGAATCCGGAGGAGATGCAGGATGCACGTGTTATGGTCCGCAAAAAAGAGCTTGAAAATATATGAACGTACCAACTCGATTCAATCCGCCTGACCGGCCCCGGAATTGTGCCGACTGCGTGAACAACGGTAACTGCAAAAAAACCTGTATAACGCCGATCTACGGAAAAAAACAAAGGAAATAAAATCATCCTTTTGGGAGGAAATAAATTGGCTACGGCAACAACCATGACATGGAGAAAAGTACCTCGGGACCTTGCACGGAAACCCGAGGTTTTGTTTATCGTACGCCGGCTTCCGGAGCATCGCAAATGGCAGCCGGCCGCCGTATATCATTCTTTGTTCGCCGAAGCCGATGACTTTGGCAATGTCGACCTCGAGGACATGGAAGTGTTCGCCGATCTCTGTCTCATCACGGATATCGCGGATCTCCAGGACGTGATTGCCCGCATGCTCGAGCGTCGGATCATCACCGAGTTCGAGCCGCAGCTCTATCACCTCGTCGAGTGGGACCTTTTGTATACCTACGACGAGCGGCCCCGTATGGCACAGTCGATGACCGACCGGCGCAAGCGCATCCATAAAAAAATGACCGGCGGTAGCGCGGCTGGACTCGCCGCGGCCGCCGCCGGCGACCCGGATGTCTCCGACACCGACGTCGCCGATTTTTCGTCGTCTGAAAATGACACGAAAGCCGAAAATGTCGCTACATCTCCACATTTCGACAAAACCGGTCGAAATGTCGACGCAAATAGAGAAGAGAAGAGAGACAAGAAAGAGAAGAGCAGAAAGAAAGAGAAGACACACACACAAGAAAGAGAGAGCCCGCCCACGCCCACCGCCTGCGCCGGGCATAGCCCGGACTCCGGCGGTACGGGCGCGGGTCTGGGGCCTGAAGAGATAAGAGACGAAGAAATAGAACCCACAGAAGAGCCAGAGAGCACCGAGAACAAAAGAACGAGCACCGGCGAGGGAACCGAAGGGGCTCTCACAATCGAGCGAGCCGATACACATGAGGGATTCAGCACAGGCGATGCAATCGATTCGGTAGTGAAACAAGGGGTATCAGAAAGAGCGCCACCTCCCGAGGAGTGTCTTGCCCCCCGGAAGGCACTTTCAGAGTATTTCTCACGCAATAACCCCATGGGATACCCGAATCTCGATATCGAAGCGGGCGCAATCAAGCTGCTTTCCGCTCGTATGGCCTCTCTGGGAACTGAAAAATACAATGCCGAGATTGTAGCCTGCCAATTCGTCGGCGCATTTCGGAAGCTCATTGACTCATCGCCCTATTACAAGGACATGCCGTGCATCCCGAGCATGCTCCTAAAGCCCGGAACCTACTCGAAAGTGTTCACGATGGTGCAGCGGGTGCTCTACCCGAAGGGCGACATGAACGTTTCGTGGGTCGAATCTTGGGAAAAAACGCTGTCTGACGTGCGAAAGTATCGGGATTCCCATGACTCCGAGGAAGAAATAGGGTTAACGTACGAAAAGTACGGCATCGATCCGAAAGATCCTGCACGATTCCAGAAGTTGCAGGCCGCGAAGAAGGGAGAAACAGGTAAATGAGCGATCAGGCAGCATCCGAAACCGCAGTAGCGAGCCCCGAGACTTGGGAAGATCTCGTCAAAGGGCGTGTTCGCCTGTTCGTTTTGTGGTACTGCACGGACGATCTCTGTTTTTTGAACGGGACCGCGGCTTATAAGCAGGCATACCGGAAGAAAATCCCGGATACTGAAAAGTACGAGGATCCAACTGATGAAGTCGCCGCGGCGAGCGCAAGCAGACTGTTAAGAAATGTTAAGGTCAAACGCGCTATACAAATGCTCCTGAAAACGACGAGCGACGAGGCGGACGAGCGCGGAGCGCAGCAGCTTTTGAAGGACTGGAGAACGCTCGCGTTTTACGATCCGGCGAAGATACTGACGAATGACGGAAAGTTGAAGGTTAAAAAGCTTGAGGACCTCGGACCGCTTTCGATCTGCATCAAGGCAATTGAGCGGACAGCGGATCGAAACGGAAACATTTACACCAATATCAAGCTATACGATCGTCGCCAGATAATGCAGGACTACGCGAAGTACCTCAACCTCATCCGGGCCGATCTCGGCGATGGCATGGCGATCCCCGTCGTGCTCCTGAACGGCAAGTCGGACCCCGCAGAATGGAATAAGCAACATGGAAACAGCGAATCAAATCCCGCGAACGGTCAGCAGTAACGTTATTTGGCAGCCGCAGCCCAAGCAGGCCGTGGCGCTCTCGTGCCCGGCGTTCGAGCTTTTGTACGGCGGCGCGGCCGGCGGCGGGAAGTCCGATTTTCTTCTGGCAGACTATCTTTCCGGCATCAATCAATGGGGCCGTGAGTGGAAAGGAATCCTCTTTCGAAAGACATACGCGGAGCTCGAGGAGATAATCTCGCGGGCCCGCGACATCTACATCCCGCTCGGCGCCCGCTTCAACGAGGCAAAGGCGACGTTTATTTTTCCGAACGGGGCGACGCTCAAGCTCCGTTATCTCGAGCGCATGGAAGACGTGACCCATTACCAGGGGCACCAATACACCTGGGTCGGATTCGATGAGCTGGGAAACTACACGTCGGACTATTGCTGGCGCTTCATGGTATCCCGCTGCCGGTCCGCTGCCGGCGCGCCATGCTTTATCCGTGGCACCGCGAACCCGGGCGGCGTCGGTCACTCCTGGATCAAGGTCCGGTTTATCGACGGGTACGTGCCGAACCGGATATACGTGGATCCCGAAACCGAGCTGACCCGTTGTTTCATCCCCTCGACCCTCGAGGATAATCAGGCGCTCATGGTGAACGATCCGCAGTACGCGCAGCGCATGAAGCTCCTGCCGCCGCAGCTCTACCGGGCGATGCGCTTCGGCAACTGGGACGTGTTCGCCGGTCAGGTGTTCGAGGAATTCGCGCGGGAGAAGAACGGCGCGGAATGGCATGTCATCAAACCGTTCGCGCTCAATCCTGGTCAGTGGTTCAAGTTCGCGGCACTGGACTGGGGCTATGCAAAACCGTTCTCAATCGGTTGGTGGGCGGTCAACTCGGACGGCCGCATGATCCGGTACCGCGAGCTCTATGGATGCGATCCCAAGGAACAGAACGTCGGTGTCCGGCGCGGCGCGCTAGACGTTGCCCAAGAGGCGTGGGCAATCTCCGCACCCGAAGGCGTCTCGACTATCGTGGTCGACGGCGCGATCCGTAGCAAAGACGACGAGGGCCCGAGTATCTGGGAGCAGTTCGAATCCGTGGGATGGAATGTAATCGCGGGCAACAAGGACCGTGTGAACGGGATCATGCAGTTTCACCAGTCGCTCATGAACACCGGAGAGGACGGCAGGCCGATGCTACTGGTATTCAACACCTGCTATGCGTTCATCCGGACGATACCGACGCTCCTGCCGGATCCAAACCATCCTGAGGATATCGACTCGAAGCTCGAGGATCATGTTTACGACGAGTCACGGTATGCCATCATGAGCGAGTTCGCGAAGAATCCCGTAAATGCGCTCCGAAAGCAGAATGGTTCATATACGTTCGCGACACAGAAGAAGACTTGGGATCCGCTCCGGGGCATTCAGAAATAATTTTTTCATTTCCCTGTCCATAAAAAATCATCATGATACCGTTTTCTCATGACGGACAAAGAGCTCATCGAAGAAATAGGCGACGAGTTTCAGCACCTTAAAAACATCCGCGCAATATACGAGCCGGCCTGGAAGGAGGCCGAAAACTATTCTCGCGCCCATCTTTCCAACTGGGACGGATCCGACAGACGCGCTGAACGCCCTCATCGGTATTCGAGCGAAGCGGCGAACGATCTCGATATACTTGTCTCCGGGCTCATGGGCTATACCATCAGCCCAAACCTTGCCTGGATGAAATTATCGCTCGACAAGCTCGAGTGGCTCAAGATGTACGGCGTCAAGGACTGGCTCGAGAGCGTCGAGAAGAAACTCTATGCCACGTTTGTTGCGTCGAATCTCTATCCCGAGGCGCCCGCACTGTTCCGCGATGCCGGATCATCCGGGCACGGAGTTATGCTCATCGACGAGGACGTATCAACCGGCAAGATCCGCTACACGACCCGGCAGACTCCCGAGATTTATCTCGACGTGAACGAGCACGACGAGGTCGACACGGTCTATCGCTATTTTTCCATGACCATCCGACAGATGGCCGCATTTTTCGGAAAAGAAAACCTTGACGAGAAAATTCAGCACATGGTCGACGACGGGAGCCAGAAACATACGCGGGTGAACGTGCTTCATGCGGTGTATCCGCGGCGAGAGCGAAATGAGGAAAGCCGCAACATCAAGGATGCGGCATGGGCATCCGTTTACGTGGACTGGGATAACCAGCACGTACTGGAGGAATCCGGATACTACGAATTCCCCTATGCCGTATTCACCTGGTCCCGGATACCGCGCGTAGGGTACGGCGATTCCCCTGCCCAGGACGCCATGCCGGACATTCTTCTCCTCGAGCGCGCGGAAGAATCGCGCATCATGATAGCCCAACAGTCGGCGCAGCCGGCATACAACGTACCGGAGATGATGCGCGGGTCCGAATCGGTTATTCCCGGAGGATATAACTATTTCAAGCAAGCCGATCAGCAGATACAGCCGATCAACACCGGCGCGAACTATCCCATAACGATCCAAGTCGTCGACGGATTCCAGAAGCGCATTCGGAACTGGTTTCACGTCGATTTCTTCCTGATGCTCATGCAGCAGGCCGCGGGCAACAAGACCGCGACTGAGGTCGTCGCGCTTCAGGGCGAGCAGGCGGCGATTCTGTCTCCCCTCATCGTCAACCAGAGCGCGGCGCTTTCGGCAATCATCAAGCGCACGTTTAACATCCTGTATCGTCAGGGAAAGATTCCGGAGCCGCCGGCGGCCCTCGCCGGATCCGGGGCCGAGCTCAAGATCGAGTTTGTCGGTCCGCTCGCGCAGGCGCAGAAGCGCTATCACCAGGCGGGCGGCATCGCGCAGAGTCTTTCCCTCGCGCAACCGGTTCTCGGCCTGTTTCCACAGTCTGGCGACCTCATCGACGGCGACGAACTCATCAAGAGTATCCTCGACAACAACGGATTCCCGCAGACGGCTCTCCGCGAAGACAAGGACGTCGAGGAAATCCGCGCGGCGCGCGCAGCGCAGGCGCAGGCACAGCAGGACCAGGCTGTCAAACTGCAACAACAGCAGATGCTTCTGCAGAACTACAACAAGCTCAATCAGCCCACGCAGGGCGGGTCGCCGCTCGCTGAACTCGATTCGCAGCGGGCCGGATCCTTGGGAGGCCGCTCATGATGGACGTTTTGAAGCCGATCAGATGTCTCCTCCCGGGCTACAAGAACGCGAGACCGGAAGATCAGATCAAGGCGCTTCGCGAGACGATTCGCCGGGTTACGGCAACGGCCGACGGGAAGGTGCTCATCAATGCCCTGCTCGTCGACCTCAAATATTTCGACAAGGCAGAAAGTGAGGACGAACGAGTCCTCTGCGAGTACGCCAAATTTTTCATAAGGGAACGGCTGGGTATCGTGAACACGTTCGATCTTTCGAACGCGATCCTGAAAACCAGCGAATCCCTGAAGGACTGATCATGGGCGAACAGACTGGCCAGGCGACTGATAACCAGAATGCGGCGACGGGATCCCAGGGGGCGACCGCGCAGTCAGCCGCTACCGGATCTTCACTCCTCGACACGTTGACTGCAAAGACCGCAACCGGAAACGGACAGGCCGCCGGAGAACCCGCCAAGGCAGGGGAAGGATCGGTGCCGACAGCTACCGGGGGCGAAGTAACGCCGGAGACGCTCGCGGAATGGGGCGCACAGCTGCCGAAAGAGATCAAAGAGAATCCCGACGCGGTGAAAGTTCTCGCAAAGTTCGGAAAACTCGGCGATCTCGCGAACGGATATCTCGAGCTCCAGAAGAAGCTCGGGAACTCACTGTCGATTCCCGGCGAGAACGCATCGAGCGACGAGATCGCGGCGTATCACAAGCGGATTGGAGTCCCTGAGAGCGCGGAAAAGTACAGCTTCAAGCAGGACGGCGCAGCTGAAAAAGAGTTTGCGTCTCTCGCGCTGAAAAACGGGATGACCGACAAGCAGGCGATCGCCTGCGCGGGGTTTTTCTCGTCAACCCTCGAAGCCATCAAAGCCGCCCGTGAAAACGCGAACGTGCAACAGATCATGGCATCCGATCAGGCGCTCAAGGAAAAATACGGAAGCAAGTACCCCGAGGCCATAGCTCACATCGAACGGGCAGTCCGTTCGTTCGGCGGCGAGGCATTCGGCAAGGTACTTCAAACCTCGGGACTCGCCGGGCATCCGGCCATTATCGAACTTTTGATTATGGCCGGTACGCAGATGAGCGAGGCGAGCGCAACCAATCGTGGAGGCAGTGGCGTCAATAGCGCCATCAGGTCCATCAACGACGGCGGCTCGTTCGGATTCAAGCTCACCTAGGAGGTAGCAGACAATGGCAACTCTCAATCAGATAGACCAGCTGACCGCGCTCGAAGTGACTCGGCGCGCGAATGCCGGTGAGGCATTCAACATCATCGAGGCAATGGTGCAGACGAACCAGATGCTCATGGACATGCCCGCGATCCCGGCGAACGACGGAACGGTTCACAACACCGTAATCCGCACGTCACAGCGCGCGGGATCCAAACGCCTCTATAACCAGGGCATCGTCGGCGGAGCGACCACCACGAAAACGATCCTCGACCGGATCGCGACGCTGCAGGATTATTCGATCGTCGACGCCGATCTCGTGAAGGACTCCGGAAATCCCGAGGCCCTGCTCATGAGCGAGGACATCGGATTCCTCAACGGCATGGGTGCCACGCAGGCGGACGATCTCATCCACGGCGACAACGCGCTTGACCCTGCTTCGATCAACGGATTCATGACCCGTCTTTCGTCCCTCGCGGACACCGATAACGTGTTCAATGCCGGCGGCACCGGATCGAGCTGCAGCTCGATTTATGTGTGCGCGCTCGGTCCCCGCTTCTGTCATCTCATCTTCCCCAAAGGCGCAGCAGGCGTAGGCGTCTCTCGCGAGGATCTTGGACGCCAAAACTGGAACATGGGTACCGATAGCAACGGCAAGCAGCTCACCATGCCCGCGTACGTCCGGTTCTACTCCGCTAAATATGGTCTCGCGATCCCGCACCCGAAGGCGGTCAAGCGCATCGCGAACATCTCGGCCGCAGTAACGGGCGACACGATCGTCGACAAGATCATCGAGGCGCTCTGGAGACTCCCTGAAGGAACAACGAACGTCGCTATCTATGGAAATGTCGACGCTATGGTGAAGATCGACAAGGCCGGTTACAACAAGGCCAACGCCGTGTACACCAAGGAAGATCCCTGGGGAAATGTCATTACCCATGTCCGGAATGGACGCTGCCGCACCGTGAACGCGATCACGAGCAACGAGGCGGCCATCTCGTAACGAAGCCCGCCGGGCGGGCTTCGCCCGGCAAAGGAAAAACAAGCATGAATGTCGGACCCGACGCAAAACTGAAAGTATGGGACGCGAAAGCCATCACGGCTACCGCGTATTCCGATTCCATCGTGTTCGCCGACGACGCGAACAACGCCGCGAGGATGCAGTTCGATATCCGCGTAAACGAGGCGTTCGTGACGTCGAATGCCGGAACGGTCATCTTCAGCATCCAGGATTCCCCGGATGGAACGACCTGGACCGACCGTGTGGTCTCTCCCTCGTTCGCCCCGGCCGGACTTCCGAAGAGCTCCGGAGGAGAGGCGCCGATTCATCTCGCCATTCCCCGCGGTCTCAAGAAGAATCTCCGGATTGCCGCGACGGTGACGAACGCGTTCACTGCCGGCAAGGTCACCGCGATCCTCAGCACGGAGAATTGATATGGCAGGACCTGAAGCATCGAACAGCAAAAAGCGTGCGCTGACCGGCGTCAAGACGTGCGTGTGCACGGCAAAATGCGTGTACGACGGCATCCGGTATTTCGAGGGTGAGACGATCACCGTGCCGGACACCGAGAAGGCGCCTGATCATTTTGCCGACGTTCCCGACGGGGACGCTGGCGAATAACCAACCTGCAGGACTCCGGGGATTGCCCGGAGTCCTTTCGCGACGAGGTACCGAATGAACGTTGATCTTGCGATCGCAAATCGCGCGTTATCGAAAGCAGGCCAAGACGAAATCGAGGCCGGCGATACCACCAGCAAAGCAGCGCGGCTCATATCCAAGTTCTGGCTTTCGACGCTCCTCGTCGCCCTTGCGGACGTTCCCTGGACCAGCGCAAAACGGCGTGTTTCCCTCATGATCGACGCCGGAGAGAACCTCACCGCGTTCGCGTACAAGTATTCCATGCCGATCGACTGCGCCCGAGCCCTCGAGCTTCAGGGAAACGAGTATTTCGTAATCGAAGGGGAGTTCCTTTTCACCAATCAGGAAGCGGCACAGCTCCTGTACATTACGAACGGCCGGCTCGCCCCGGCAAGCTATATAGTCGGGGACACGTGGCCCGAGTATGCCCAGCTGATATATGAACCTTTTTTCTGGCAATACTACGAGACCAAACTCGCCGCGCAGATCGCTTTCGAGCTTACGGGAAAATCCGATCTCTTCAGCACGCTGTATACGGAAGCACAGCAGATCGCGGTCGCCGGAGAGAAAGCATCGAAGTCATCCGGGGCCGCGAAGAAGAACGGGAATGAACTCTGGATGGATTCTGTCTGGAGGAAGATGTGCTGATCACTTCATTTTCAGCCGGCGAGCTTTCTAAAAAACTGTTTGGGCGGGTCGATCTTCCGCTCTACGCATCGGGCGCCGCACGAATCGAGAATTTCGAAGTCGTACCGACGGGCGGGCTCGTACGCCGTCCGGGAACTCGCCGGCACGGCTCGCTTGCCGGGCCCTGCAGGCTCATTCCTTTTATCGTCAACTCGACCAATTCCTTTTTATTGGAAATTGGATCGACGTATATATATATTTGGCAAAATGGAACGCTATTAAAATCTGATGGCGGCGTTCCGATACGATTCAGCTCGTCGGATACCATGCCTTTATATTCCTCTCTCGAGGAAATCAAGGAAATCCAGTATGCCCAAACTTTTAATGAAATCTATCTCGTTCATCGTAATTACCCACCCTATAAAATTGCATGGGCAGGCGGAACGACATTTGAGCTCGTCAAGCTGACATTTACAGGGAATGTCGACGAGATTCCTTTTCAGACTACGCAAAATTATCCAGGCGTAATTACTTTTTTCAATGGCAGGCTCTGGCTTGGAAGTACGATCAGCGAGCCTCAAAAGATTTGGGCAAGCAAACCTTTTGATTATACAAATTTCGTGCAGTACGAAACGGTCATCACGAATAGTACGAGAATCCGCGATCCTGATTTACATATTTTTACGGCTTCAATTACCGAGGGAGAATCACTCCTGACCGGAACAACCCAGGATTTATCCACATTAGACACTGTCAATGACGCAAAGATTGACCGTCATGTTTTCCTGGGAAAAGCAGTAAAAGGTGGGTATGAACTCACATATTATGGTGATGATCTTTCCTGGATATCAAATCAAATCAATTACTACATATCCGGAACCGGTATTACACCGGGAACGAAAGTAAAAAAAATTACCAAAACAACTATTTTGATGGATATGCAAGCTTCGGTATCATCGGATCCCGGGTCTTTCTCAATTCAGCTCGTAGAAACAGCCCACTCGCTTACCGATTATTATGTTACTGGCCCGGGCATAGATATTGGTACGAAAGTGCTCGCCGCGTCGATCAATACGTTGTCTATCAGTACAGCAGCGAAAAAAACAAGTGCTTTTGCTATTTTTTCCATTCAACTTTGGAGAGATGCTGACTCAGCGTCTTCCAGTGATTATGATACCATTTATTTTTCAAATGACGTTACGGCTTCAGGTTCAGCCTTTCAATTTGAGATCGCGAGCGATAAGAACGACGGAATAAAATGGATGTGCTCTCAGAACGATCTTATCATCGGAACTGAATCGAGCGAATGGATCGTGCCTGCATCAGTAACCGCGATAAATATTCAAGCGGTTCTGAATACGCGAAACGGTTCTGCCGGAATCCAGGCCGTTATGATAGGTCCATCAACTATGTTCTTTCAGCAGGGTGGCCGATCGCTGCGGGAATATTTTTATCAGGTGGATAATACCAGGTATTTATCACAGAACTTGACCGCATGGAATCCAGAACTATTAGAGGAATCACCCGCTATTGATTTCGATTATACGAACTCTCCGAGCCCGCGGGCAATCATAACTCGTAAAGATGGAAAACTCGGCGCACTCATTTACGAAAAAGATCAGGCCGTAGCGGCATGGTACCGCATCGTTCTTGCCCGTGGATTAGCTCGCAGTACCGCAACGGTTCCAGCAGAAAGTGGCGTTGATATGATCTATTTTGCCATTCAGGACGGAGAATACTGGTATCTCGAGTCGCTTGCTGACGATGACCTTATATTCATAGATCATTACCAGTCCATTCCCATTACCGCCGGACAGTCTGTCGATTATAGTGGGCTCGGGTATGACGTAACGGCGGAAATCTTCAATGCGACGACGAAAAAGATCGTGCCAGTTACCGCGATTCCCGTTGATTTCTACACATCAGGCGATGTGTGTTTCATCGGATACCGATACGACTCAACGGTCGAGTCGCTTCCTGTCGTCAAGGATGGATCGAATAACCAAAAACGAATCATTTCGGTCACGCTACGTTTGCTCGAATCCGCGATCCCGTATGTATCGAGTGGCAAGGCAGAGGAGCTTCCGAACCATGTTGCTCCTTACTCCGGGATTGTAAAGGTCCCAGTGCCTTCAGATTGGAGTACCGATGTTTTTTTTAAAGTACGCACAAATGAACCGGCCCCCTGTACGGTTCTCGCTCTGAACATAGATATCCAGTGAGGTGAAAAGTGGGTTGGTTCAGTGATTTTGTTGATGACGTAGAAGATGGCTGGGATGAACTTACCGGAAAAACCGCTGCTGAAGATGCTCAAGATGAGATCAAGGCTCAGTCAAAAGCTGAACAAATTCGTCGTGAAGCAGAGATTAAAGCAAAAAAAGAATCTGCTGAGCGCGATATTGCGTATGCACAAGCTCAGTTTGACATCGAAACTCAAGATGCCCTCAAAAAAGCAGATGAGATAAATCAACAGGGCGAAAAAGTAGACGCGAACGCGACAAATCAGGAATCTCTTGTCAACGAAGCGTATAGCCAGAATATGAAGAAGCTCGGCACTACTGCCGATCAGATGGCTCTCGCCGAACAACAAACAAAAATCAGCCAAGAACAACAGGGCTCTGCATTAATGGCGGCCTTGGGAGGGTCCGGAACCCGTTCCGGGTCAACTGCCGCAAAGGTTTTGGTTCAAAATGAGCAAGTTTTTAACCAAAGCCTCAATCAGACAAAACGATCTGTTCAGGCTGATGAAGCCTATTCCTTGTCCTCAATGTATCAGAATCTTTCAAATCAGAAACAGACACTCGGAGAGGCTCGTCAATCGGCACAACAGGCCTATACTGACGCTACACAGCTCAAGAGTGATTATTCAGAAGGTGGCAGAGCAATTAATTTGTTCAGCCAGAACATATCAAATCGCCGACAAGATCTCGATTCGACGATCAACCTGATGAATCTCGCAGGAAATCTGCAGCAGGATGCTTATAGCCGCGCGTACGATCGAGCGAAATTCACGTTTGTAGATGGTTTCACCAATATTCTCACCTTAGCTAATGGTGCAATGAATACAGGTGAAAATATTTATAAATTCAGCTCAATGTTTGCCTGATAGAGGTTAATATGGGACAACATACTCTCGCCGATGCCTTGATGGCGGTATTTCAGACAACCAATACGGGTATCGATATTGCCTACCAGGTAAACATGGAGAAGGCAAAGAGTGAATTACAAAAATGCGACCTCGAAATGAAAGAGGCATACAACGAATATTTGGTCAATATCAATGGCCGATCAGACTTTGAAAACTTTCAGAATGATTGGGACGAAAAAAAAACCGAAACCTATAATGACATTATGTCAAAACTTTCGAGCCCTTACGCAAAAAAAGTCGCAGCAAATCAGTTTAACCAGATGGATCTCGAACAGAAATACGCAATCCAGAGCGTTGTGACGAAACGAAAGGCTGACGTCACGTTGACGGACAATGCTAATTACCGGAACGCGATCGTCGCGAGTACTGCGTACACCGGCGATGAAAAGCGTCAGATCATGCAGGATTCCCGCCGGTCGGAATATGAATCCGGGTTGACCACTTATCAGGATTACGATCTTGGTTTGAGAAAAGATGGAGCCTCGCTTGCGTATACCGAGCTGGCTAAAATTGGTCGCAATTTTATGCAGCAAGGAGATCTAGCCGGGGCTCTTGATTCTGTTGACAAGTCGGAATTCAAATACCTGTTGCCGGACGGGAAGGAAATGCCGATCGATGCGATCAAACAACAGGTGAAAATGGATCTGCAAAATGAATGGGATACTGTTACCGAGAAAAAACAAGCAGCAAAAGCAAGTGAACTATCAGAAGATCTTGCCCAGTGTTTGGCTACGGGTGACCTAAATTATGCTCGCCAAGGTATGGCAAAGATTCTGAAATGGACTGGCGATAATCTTTCGGAAGTAAAGAGAACCGAGTTCTCCGAGAAGTTTTCGAGCCTGCTCGATCCGAAAAGCGACAAGGGCGCTGCACATTCAAAGATCCTTCAGGACATGCTCCAGTTCAACATGCAGAAAACGTTGAATCTCGTGTTTCAAGGAGAGAAAAATAAGAACGATCCGAACGCAGGGTACATCAATGCTAAAACAGGATTTGAGGCACTTACCGCAATCGGCACCAAGCTCCTGGAAGATGCTGGCGGCGGCGACCCTGCATCGCTTGAACTGTTTGAAAAACTCAAAGGTGATTTCTATAGTGAGTTTGAGAAAATGATTCCGTCGAATTCCCCGGCGATCGCAAGCAAGGTCTCGCAGATCAAGGATCAGGCGAAGACCCTTGCCGCAAAAGCGATGGGATTCTCGGACGAAAAGGAACTCGACAAGAAGGCAACGACGGAACAGCGTGAGGCGTATTCGAATGCTCTTTCGTATCTCGATGGACGTGTGTGGGATGCCATGATGTCCATGAACATGGCGACCGTCAAGCCTGAAGATTTCGACAAAGTGGTCAATAACATTCTCGTTGCGTCGTTCTCCAAGCAGCTGGAGATCATCAAGAAATATCCGGATCAGCCGACCAATTTCGTTCGGAAAGGACTTGAATCGAGCGACAATGTTGCGGCGAGGTACATCGGCGCCGTAAATGACAATCCCGATCTCGCGTATGTCGATACGAAGGGCCATGAACAATGGCTGCCGGGAGTCAAGGAAGGGACTGAAGAATTCCGGAAGTGGGGAATCGACAGCATATCGGCCGCAACCGGTATTCCGGCAAAGGAAATTTCGGGAGCACCGGAGCTCAAGGACGGCGGCCGCGACATCGACGCGTCCATGATCTTCACGGCCCGTGGAAAGCAGTACAAGTATTTCGTTGATGGCGGAAAGCCGGTCCTCCGATCCCGGAGCGACGGCGGCGAGTTTATGCCAATCTCAGGTGGATCGCCTAGCACGCGCGGAGAAGCGGACAAGGCGCAGAAAGACCAGAAGAAAGCTACCTATCAGGAGAACACGTCTCGAGCGGCCGATATCATCGATGCGAACCTTCAGACGTTGCTCAATGCACCAATGCCCGGGAAGAGCGGAAAGACCTGGATGGAATCCTACGACAACCCACGCGCCGCGCTCGAGTCGTGGTCCGTCACCGATCCGGCCGGATTCATCGAATGGCAGAAAACCGTCAAAACAAAAAGAAAGAGCGGAGGACGATAATGGGCGACTTTAACGACAGATTCAGCATCACGCGCAATGATACCGGCGAAAAGGTACGAAAGCTCCCCGATTTCCCGACCGCTCCCAAGCCGGCGGCCGTCGCCACTGATCAGGTCGCGCCCGCAGCGCCAGCATCGGCTGATCCCCCTTCTAATACCCCGATCAAGAAGCAGATGGAGACGGAAACGGCCGCGAAGGCAGCTCCGCTCAAGAGCGTCGCGCTCGATCCGGACGTCGCCGCATCCCAGGAGCGCGACGCCGCGAAGGCGGCGAATGTCGACCGGTATCAGGTCGATGTGCCCGACCAGTACTACAAGGTGTTCGGCGATTTCATCGCAAATTCGGATGATCCCACAGCCACCGCCTACCGGCTCGGAACGGCGTGGCGCTACACCCAGATGTACGATATGTCTTTCGAGGACGCGTACAAGAACATCGAAAATCTCAATCAGGCGCTCCTGGGTGATCGCCAGTACTCGACGGCGAAGGATAATTTCTCGGCCGTATCGGACGCCTGGAAACTCGGGCTCAATGTCGTTCGCCGCGGCGCACTCGGAACAAATCTCGCGATTGCCGAGGATAACGGAAACCCGTACGAAATCGACCGGATCCGGAAAGAGGTTGCGGCAGTGGACGGAGAAAACACCGGGCTTGAGGACCGTCAGCCTCGCGCCTGGTACGTTGAGGCGCTAAAATTCGGCGCCCAGTCGGCGCCCTTCACCGGAGCGGCAATCGGAGCAGGCCTCGTGGGCGGTCTTTTCGGACCGGTCGCCGCCGGAGCGTCAGCATTCGCAGTATCCATGCAGAATGCCCAAGGGTCGGAATACCTTGATCTCCGGAGCGAGGGAGTCGAGCCGGACCTTGCCCGAAACCTGTCGATCGCCTCAGGAAGTCTGCAGGCAGTCGTCGAGGTCGCTCTCGGTAATACCGCAAGCGTTGTCGGAAAGGCGGCGGGCGTCGAGACGATCACGTCGAACCTCTTCAAGCGGCTGCACGTCACCGGAGCATGGACGCGCGCCGCGCGGGTCATCGGAGAATATAGCGGCGAAGCGGTCGAAGAAGGAGTCGAAGAGGCGCTGCAGGATCTCATCAGTTCAGGATCCCAGGCGCTCGCGGCCGAGCTGCAGGGCCACGGAGTTGAACAGAAAACGGCGAACGAAGTCGCGCAGTCTGCCTGGGAAAACTTCCGGGGCGGCTTTCTCGGGTCGCTGGTGCTCGGCGTTGCCGGCGCGGGAATCAACGCACATACGGAAGTACGCGACGCGATCGCGCTCAAGGACGCTTCGGTCTCGATGGACTCGAAAGAGGCGTTTATCAAGGAGACCGCCGCAAGCCCGGCATTCGAGGGGCTCACCGATGCGGATCGCGCCGAGGTGCAGTCGAAGATATGGGATGCCGCCGCGACGAAGCGTGACGCGCGAATCAATGCGAGCGCTGCCGATATCGCTTCCGGCGCCGACTTTGCCGGTGAAAGCGAAACTGAAACCGTATCGGAGACTCCCGCGCCGCGTGGAGCCGTGCAGCGGACATCCGAGGGAAAACTGCACCTGCAGGAAGGAAAGGACGTCATCCAGAACAATGACGGATCGTCGACCCGGATCCTGAAAGTCGGAAATCCGAACGAGGAAACGAGTTACAACCGGTACGGCTACATCAAATTCCGCGAGTATGACGACAAAGTCGTCGTCGACGATTTCCGCATGTCTCCAGGCCGGGAAAACATCAAGCGCGAGTTTTTCGACGAGTTCACATCGCGCTTCTCCGGCAAGAATGTCGAATGGGAACCTCGCAGCGAAAGCGGAAAGGCATTCGTGAAACAAGTCGTCGCCGGGAACCCCGCCGGGAGTTCCGCCGGTCTCCAGTATTACCATGACGTCGACGCCGGCACCGTCCGGGGTCGGGTGAAGCTCGATAACCAGATTAAGCAGTTTCTCCCGCGTCTCGACGAAAACGAGCGGGCCGCCGCCGTTGCCCTCCTCGAGACTCGCGCATCCGTAAAGGGACAGGACCTCGAAACCTACCTCGGGGAAACCTTTCATCCGACCGTATTTTCGGACTCGAAAACGGTCATTCCTGAAGCGGCACAGAGTGCAGGAATCGATTCTCGGGGAGTGAAAGGCGGTGTTGCGTTCCCGAAGGACGACATCTCGGGATCCGCGAAAGCACTCGTGTACGTGACGCAGAACTCGGATTTTTCGACCTATACGCACGAGATCGCGCACGTGTTCCGGCGGGAGATGAGCGGCGACGACCTCGCGGAAGCCGAGCGCGCGTTCGGTGTGACAGACGGCTCCTGGTCCCGGGACGCCGAGGAACGTTTCGCTGTCGGCTTCGAGGAGTATCTCCGCGAAGGTAAGGCGCCCACCACGGCGCTCGAAAGCTTGTTCCGAAAGATGGCCGAATTCCTCCACCGGATCTACAACGCACTCGCCGCGCGGGTCGAGGTGAGCCCTGACATCAGGCACGTATACGACAAGCTTATCGCCGGCGCGGGGCCGCTCGCGGAGATCGAGACGTCGGCGCGGTCCGGGAAGAGCGTGGGAAGAGAAGAGACCGGCGATACCGCCGGGAGAATGACTGGACAGAAGAAGACCGAAAACCTCACCCAAACGGTAGAGACGGCTCAGGAAGGGCCAACCGCGCAAGGCGACATCGATGCGGATCAGTCGCTCGCTGATGCGTCAAAATCGATCCTCGACGAAGCTGGATCGATTTATTCAACGATCCCCGATGACATGTTTTTTCAGGCGGCTGCTGTAAAGAAACTCCTCGAGCACATGAGCCGGGAGGAGCTCATCGAAATTTTGCATACGAGCGACTCTGCCGGCGGCGTCCCGAATTATCGAGCGTATAGGAGAGACATCGAACAGGATGGAGCGTGGCCGGTTCAAGTTTCGCTCGATGCCGACAGCCTCAAATGGGTCAACGACAACATGGGTCATGCCTCGGGAGATCTCATGCTGAAGGAAATCGGCGAGACGATGCGTGACTATGCGGACGGTTCAGGTGTTCGTATTTACCACAAATCTGGAGACGAGTTTTTAGCGCAGGCAAAAACTGTCAACGAATACATGAAATTCAAAGTGGCACTTGATAATCGTTTGAAAGGAGTTATAATTACAGTACGCGATGCTCAAGTCGGTGCAACAATCGAGAAACCGGGGATTTTCCTCTCCGATGGAATCGACAACAAGGGGGACATGAATGCCGCAGATAAAAACCTTGAACCTGAAAAATCTTACCGAGAGGATCATGGCGAAAGGGCTGGACGAGGTAAGATCCCGCCCGGAGTCCGAATCGTTTATGACGACGGACGGATTAGTGACGATAACTCGGTCCAAGAATACTTCGACTCCCGCGCAGAAGAGATAAAAAAAAGAACCGCTGAAAATAACGCTCCAACCAATCAATTTACCCCGTCAAGGACCCGCGAACTTCGGAAAATCATTGAAGACGGCGGGGAAATTCTTTTCCAGTACATAGGCAACACCGCCGACTTATCGAACCAGGAAACGAAAAACTTATCGATCGCGAAACGAATGCTCGAGGACTCGAAGGATATGGAGACCATCAGGCTCGCTACGGGATGGTTTCAGGGACTCAAGGATAAAAAATGGCGATATGAAATCAGCGATAAAAACTCAACGTTCCTTCAAAAGGATATATCCGAAAAATCTGTAGATCTTTCTTCTGTTCTGATTTTTCCGGAGTTATATAAAAAATATCCCGAAGCGAAACAGATTAAAGTCACTTATTTACCGAAACAAATCGATGAAGGCAGGATTAGTGCTGCCTACGGGCGCGGCGACGACGGAAAAAAATATATTCTTGTCAGCCGTCATCAGCCGAACCAGTGGGAACTCCAAAAGGCAATAACTCATGAACTGCAACATTGGATCCAGGAAAAGGAGGGGTTCGCCGATGGCGCTAATCTTGATGAACTCGAGGGCGAAAAAATCGATTTCAAGGACTTGGAAAAGCAATGGAATATCGTAAGTACTGCATGGAATATTAAAAGGGATCTGTCTCGCCCGGATAATACTGCAAATCTCGACGAAATCATTGGTATGTATGAGGATTTGCAGGGCCACCAGATCGATTATCAAATTCCTCATTTGATAAATTCAAAGACTGTTGAGGAATTGGGCAAAGAAGCGAAATCTCTTCGTGAGCAGGTAGAAACGAGCAAATTCTATAAGTACACACCATATCAAATGTATATGAATTCCGCTGGAGAAATCGAAGCGCGCGACATTGAATCCCGCTATGGACTATCCGACGAGCAGCGGAAATATATCAAGCCAGTTCATACAACCGAGAAATATCAAGCAGATATGCTTTTCCAGACCGACGAGGAACTCATCAAAGACGCCTCGACATTCGAATCATGGCAGAACTTCATGGAATACTACGAGGATTCTCCGTTCCGGCCGGACGACGCGGCAGTACCGGAGAACGTTGATGCTCAGTGGTATCAGACCGTATGGGAAAAGGCTCATGGAATAATACCTGAAGAATCACTGAACGCCGAAGAAATGGCGTCGCGCGCGGCCGCAGATTCCGTCGCCCCCGGAAGTCCCGACACCCAGGACGCGCTCTGGCTCGCCGAAATGCAGCACAAGCCCGCCGAGCTCGATTCCTTCCTTCGTCGCATCAACGACATTCTGACCACGAAAAACGATTTTGCGCCCGCAGACGCCACCGAGCAGCAGGATATGGAGAATACCGAGCGGCTCAAGAGACGGATCACCACGGAGCTCCGGCACGGCTCCTGGATCAGCAACGCGACCCGCGTCGCTGCCGGCCGCGAGCTGACCGAGAAGGCCCGCCGGACGCTCATCAGCCTCATGCGCGGTGCCGCGCGGGATTACCGCGCGCTTTACGCCGACCTCATGGAGGATCCCACCTGGTCCGTCGCGCTCGCCGATACCGATGCCGGCAAGCTCGCCTCGATCGCCGACCCCAAGCTCGATTACTCGGAAATGTCACCCGAGCAGCGCCGGAAGATCGCGGACCGGATCGAGAACGCCGAGATCGCCCGGAAGCTTAAATCGGGAGAGCTGACCTTCGACGAAGCGCAGCGGCATATCGCGTACCTCAACAAGGAGCTGAAGGCAAGCGAGACGCGCGAACGCGAGGTACTGAAGCAGCTTGCCGACGAGAAAAACGAAACGAGCGAAGACTACCGGCGGATATCCGACTGGGAAACGCGACAGCTTTTGAAGGCGAACGAAGAATTCCTCATGGCTAAGGCGCGTTACACCGCCCGGAACGACAAGACCGCGCGCATGATCGAGCGCGGTCAGGCGATCACGAAGAAATACGAGCTCGAGAGCCAGCAGATCAAGGCAACCTACGACACGGTATTCCGGAAATTCTCCGATCTCATGAAGGCAAAAGAGATCTCCGGGGCAGTCGGAACCGCGCTCGCCCGCCGGGAATCTCTTTTCGAGGCACGAGCGGAGAACGCCCGGCTCCGCGAGCAGATCTCGGCCGCGCGGGAAGCCCGAAAAATCAGGCTTGGGCTTGCGAAGCGCACTATGCGACGCATTTCATTCGACCGGATCGACTACGAGTCCGCACGGAAGATCATCGCGATTCAGCGCGCTTTCTTTCCGGCCATGCAGAAGGGACTCAATAAGTGGATCGGAACCGAAGGGCCGTATCTCCGCGAGGTTTATTCGAAGTGGAAAACGAGCGACGAGTACCGTATCGAACTCGAAAAGGATCTGAGTCACCGGAAAGGCGGCCGGAAGCTACTCGCCTTGCTCGACAAGGATTTTGATACCTGGACGCGATCGGAACGCGAAGACGCGCTCGCGGTGCTACCGAAAGAGGATTGGGTTGCAGAGCTCAATCTCGACAAGCTCGCCGAGGAGCGCGAACAGGCGCTGCAGATGGACGAGTCCACCGACGAGTACAAGAAGCTGCTCTCCGAAGCGCTCCCCTCCCGGATCGCGTCGAGAATCGAGAAACGGCCCTTCGCGGAATGGACCATCGAGGAAATGGAGGAGCTCGCCGGCGTGGTCGACAAGCTCTACAGCGACGGCCGCCGGATGCTCGAGGCGAAGAAACTTGCCCGGCGCAACGACTCTGCTGATATCCGCGATCGCATCAAGAAGGTGATCAAGGATGCCGGCATCAACGAGGACGACAGCCCGGAAGAAAAGGAGCGGAAGCGCGCGGCATTCGAAAAAGAGCTTGGAATGAATCGGCAGGTCAAGGGAACGCTTGCCGATTCCGTGCAGCGCCAGTCATTCCAGAATCGTGTGCTCCGGAACGGGTATGCCGATGCCAACGTCCGGCGCGTCGCGCGAATCCTCGACAACGGAAAAGACGGAATCAATACCGATCTCCTGTATAACCAGGAGGATTCCTGTTTCAATGAAAAGCACCGCCGGATCCGGGAGCGAACACGGAAGATCAACGCGGCAATGACCGCGGCCGGAGTGACGATCGACGAACTCTATCAGCCGATCGAGATCAAGGATTTTTATGGCCCGGGGGAGAGCCGGTCATTCACGGTCGACGAGCTCATTTTCGCGCTGAAGGCAGACGAGGACGACCAGAGCCGCGCCGCCGTGAAGTATGGAAATATGATTGACGACAGCGAGAAGGATTCTTTCCGTGGAGAGGTCGACGGCGGCATCATCGAGAACATTGCCGCGCCGCGTTACAACGCAGTACTCGCGGCCGCCCGCGCGCTCGACCCGAAGTTTCTCACGTTCGCGGAATCGATCTCGGCCGACTATGCCGATCAGTACGAGCGACTGAACCAGGCATCAATCGAGGAATTCAATCAGCCGGTATGGCGCGTCCAGAAATACGTTCCTCTCATGCGTCTCGAGAGCTCCGGTGACACGAACGAAAATCGTGTCCGCGACGATTTGCTCAACCTTTCCGGCGGCCGCAACCAGTCCGGGGCCGACAAGGGAATGACGCAGAAGCGCATAGAAATCGATCCACTCTATCAGCGGCCGGTGCAGATGGGACTGTATTCCACGTGGAACGATTCCGTCACCCGAACCGAGCACTTTGTCGCGTACGCGCCGTATGTCCGCGAACTCAATCGCGTGTATAAGAGCGTTGACGCGAGCAACATGCGCGGCTGGATCCGCGCCCGCTACGGCGACAAGATGATTTCGTATCTCGACGACTACATCAATGAATGCGCGAACCCCGAGGCGATCAGTAAACAAAGTCAGCTCGACCGGATTGTCCGGACGCTCCGGGGCCGGACAGCGCCGGCGTATCTCGCTTGGAAGCTCTCGGGCGTTCTCAAGCAGTTTGTCACGAGCCCCGCACCGTATCTGACTTTCGTCTCGCCCGCCGAGTACGCCGCCGCCGCCTTCGACGTTGCGCGTAACTTCTCTACGCTGAGCGACACGATCCGCGAGAAAAGCGTATTTATGGATTCGCGCGTTATGGATCCAATTATCGACCTCATAAAGGAGCAGCAGGCGAAAGCCTCGAGCCCGCTCGCAGCGAAGTGGATGCAGATCAGCGATATGGGCATGAAAGGGCTCGAATTCGCTGACTGGTCGTGCGTCGCTCCCGGATGGCTCGCGGTGTACCGGAAGACGCTTGCCCAGGCACAGCGCGAGAATGAGACGATCGTGCAGACTGAAACCACTCGACTGGAAAAGGAGAACGAGACACGGTCAGTTGAAACGATGCGGACTGCAGATGAGATCAAGGCGATAGCTGAAGGAAAGGTCCGATCGCTCGATGAACTCGAAGCGAGCGCGGTCAAGGCCGCCGACGACGCGACGCGTATGTGCCAGCCTTCGAGTCGCTTGGCCGATCTCGCCCCGATGTTCAAAGCGAAAGGAGAAAACACCGAAGCGCTGAAGATCATCACGCAGTTTCAGACGTCGCTCAATGTGATCTGGCAAAATATTCGCTACGATTTGCCGGCCGCCGTTCGGGAAAAACAGTACCGGCAAGCCGTTGGCATAGTCGGCGGGTACATCGCCGCTGGCGTCGCGGTAAACCTCATGACGCAGGGTCTCGCCGGGGGCGGCGGAGATGATGACGATTCCCTTTCCCGCGCCCGATCCCTCCTTTACTATTCGACTACGCAGTTCACAGATTCTGTCCCGCTCGTCGGCGACATGGTGACGAATCTCGCGCAAAAGGCGATAACTGGTAAAAAAGAGCAGCTGTTCGGAGACGATATGTTCCCCGCCGTGTCAAAGGTGCTGCAGGCAGGACAGGCCGCAACGTCCGGTGATTGGGATAGAACACTGCAGCGCTTCGGTGAGGGCATCGGTTACGGAATTGGTGCTCCGGTATCTGGCATCAAGGAAGCCGGCCGCGTGATCGGATTTAACGGAGAGGACGGTTCGTTCGATATGAGTCCGGACGCATTGATCGGAAGGAGATAGGTTTGCAACTCGACGCGGTAGACATGTCCAATAGCCAACTCACTGTAGGCTCTCTGAAAATTTTGGGGGATCTATCAGGAACGAGTGCAACGGCCATCGCTACTGCCATCGCTACTGCACAGGCAAAAGCTCAGACAATCGCAGCTGGCCTCGCTTCGACAATTAAGGATTTATCGTCTGATGGTATTATCTCCCCGGTTGAAAAAAAGACGGTCAAAACAGAGTTTTCAACTATAACTAGCGAAGTTTCAGTAATTATTCAGGCAGCCACTGACGCTGAAGTGGCAGTGGCTGATATTTCTTTGTACCAGTCTTCATATCAAAAGCTCTATACGTATCTGTATTCGAGTCTGAAATTATTTGATGACATGGGAATCTCTACTGAAATAGATTCCGTGGAGTTCTCCAATAATTTCAACGAGTATTATCTTGCTCGCGTAGAAATCCAAAACAAAACAGTTGTATCGCGATATATAAAACTCACCGAAGAAATATCTACGCGTCCCAATTATACCGAAATCGCTCAGGGGTTTACTCAGGCAGGACTCGTTGTCATTCCGACACAGCTCAACGTCACGGCTGTCGGTGGCTTCCGCTTCATCACGATTACCTGGGCAAAGCAATCGAACCTTTCAAACCTGAAGGAATATCAGATCCAGTGCTCCGAAGATGCAATCACGTGGTATGCACCGAGCCTCGATGGATCAGGAACGAACGGACACGGAACCACCGCTGACGCATTCTTCTCGACGACCTCTCCTATGCTGGTTCATCCGAATATTCCGCCTGCAGGTACGACCGAAGCCCCAATTGGACGACTCATGTATTATCGCGTCAGGCAGCGAACGGCTCTTGAAGCGTATTCCGAATGGTCTTCGGTGATCGCAGCGACGACGAAAGTTGCCAATACAGGCGACTATGCCGCGAATTCGATATCTGCGAATGCCCTCAAGGTAACTGAGCTTTATTCACTCCTTGCGACAATCGGAGATACACTGATTGTTGATCCAAACGCAGGTCTGGCCGCTCAGAACGTCGAGTATTCTGAAGGCGACACCCGGTCGATGCTCACCGCGAATGAGCTTCTTTTCCAGTACGTAAAGAATGGCGGTTGGTCTACGATTGTGCGTCTTGCCCTCGAAGGGCTTCGGACCAATCAGGTGTATTCACAGGATAAGCTTGTTCTTACCAATAACGGTATGTCCGGCCGCCGACTGCACGGTTTTGACTTTGGAATCGCATACCTTTCCGCAAGTTCTCGAGTTTGCCACTTCGACTCTGATCTTTACGATCAAACCGGGGAATCCTATTTCACCATTTCCGGAACAGGAGCGCTTGTAGGAAAAGACGACGGTATTCCTCCTGCTATTGTTGCAGTCGCCCCGTATGCGACCGAGGCGAAAAGCCTCTACGGTAAGTTCCGACTGCAAAAAACGCTTGGTGTTGTAAATACGTTTACGCTCGATTTCTGGATTCTCTACTATTACAACGAGAACCAAGAGATTTTCCGAGTCGGATCAGCGAGCGAGTATGTGTCAATCGATGTGCTCAATTCTGAGCCGTATTACAACGAGGACTCGTTCCAGTATAACGACACCATATCAGGTGCGGCTTGGTACAACGAAATTCAGGGTGCCGTTGCGCGTGTCGTCTACTACCTAAATGGAGTTTTTGACATTCGGTACATCCAAGATGCGTCAGGAAATCCCGCGCTCACACCCGGAAGCTGGTATCACATTGGCGTAATCGACTCTGGTTCGAGTTTGCTGGTGATCGTGAATACAACAAAGTTCAGCTTTACTTCACCGTCAGCGCGAACTGAGTCCGTTGCAATCGACATAAACTCGACGCTGGGGCAATTCCTCGTCGATGAAGTTCTGGTCGATGCGACGGCGGCGGAAACGGATACGGCATTTATCGCAAACACATCGGCGAAGAAACCGTGGGCAAAACTTTCTGATGGTACTGATTGGTTCGTTGTCGATTTGAAAGATCCGGCGAATTTCAAAACGAATATGTTTGAAAGCCAAGTTTTTAAGGACGCGGTGCTCGCAATTGCGGCACCAAAGGTATAAGGGGAGGATAGAGAATGGTACTTGATCTTACGCTTAATGCGATACAGATTCCAGGACTGACGACTTTCACGAAGATATTTGGAACAAAGAAGGCTGACGGGAAAGGTCTTACAACTGCTGAGGTAAATGCGAATATGCTCGCGCCGTGGAATAGGCAGCGGCCATACACGGTTGCAGAAATTTCCTCGACTGGCGTTGTTGAGGCAGACGCCTGTATCTCGATAGCTACCGGATGCTCCGCGATTACACTCGGGGACGGATCATTTACAGGAGTCCGCGTCCTCCTCATCAATACCACGCCATCGGCCGTGCAGCTCATTACCGGGCAGGAGTCTGGTTACATCCTTCCTTACCAGACGCTTGAGGTTATGTGGTTTGGCGACTGCTGGTACGTCTGCGACGGCCACATGGTTGGCGAAATCCTCAACGTGACGTTCCCTTTGACCAAGATCCCGTTCGGCTATATGTCGCTCCACAGTGGTCTTCGGCCGTCGAGAACTGCATACAAACGGCTTGCAAACACGATTCTCTACCCGCTGGCTAATGTCCCGTTTACTTGTACAACGGCTGCTCCGGCAGTTTTCACTGTCGCTGCTGGGCATGGATTCTCGGGAGGCGAACGACTTCGGCTCTTCACGTCCGGCGCGCTTGCCGGAGCAACGCTCTCACAGGATTATTTCGTCGAGTACATTTCGACGACGACGTTCTATCTCAACACTCTTGAAGGAGGCACAGCGAGACTCGCGATCACCGCGCAGAGCGGGACGCATTACTATCAGTGCAGCGCGTATGGAGTAGGCGACGGATCGACGACAATGGATCTTCCGGACCCCCGGCAGTCGGCTTTCGTCGGAGCGGGAACTGGTACGACACATAATATCGCTTCTGTCGACTCGTATTTGAGAGGACAGTTCAAGGATGACCGTTTCCAAGGATGGAAATTGCAAATAACCAAATCTGATCCCGGTTGGGGTGGTAGCCTATGGGGAAATGGTGATGCATCAACTCGTGTAGCTAATGTAATTTATACACAAGCTATTGTTGCAGACACAGCAAACGGTTTCGGAACTCCGCGGGTTGGAACAACCACTCGCACAAAACAACTCGGAACCAATTATCTAATCAAGTATTAGTATTTGATAATGTAATTTGTACCGAGTTGTTTTGACCGATTTACAAGGCCGGTCCGATTCGTTCTTGATGTATCAATTCCAATGACTGCTGATGATTGAGATCCACCAGATCCAATATTGCCATTGTCTGATGCTGCGCCATATTTGTAAAACACACCAGACTGAACAGATGTAGCATGCCATCCTGTTATAGCTTGGAAATAACCAGCAATTTTTTGCGACTGGTCATCCTTGAACTGACCACGAACGTATGAATCGACAGAAGCGATATTTAGTGTAGTGAATGATTTTATGGGAGGTTGAAATTGAGAATATGGTTTTTTGATTCGAATACCGGAGAACTGATTCCGACATCGGACGCCGACAAAGGGTCGGAAGCGCTGGAATCTCCTCGGGAGCCGGGGAAATTCCTTAAGATCAAGTATAGCACGACGACCCGCGCGCCGGAATACGGCGAGAACGAGATTCCTGTTTTCGATGGAACGACGTGGATCGTCAAGAAGGATTTCCGTGATCTTCAAGCCTGGTACAAGAATTCCGGTGAGAAGGTATCGACATCCGAAATCGGGATCGAGCCTGAAGGTGATTATGTTGAAATCGAGCCCGAAGGAGTGGCGAATCCGAAGTGGGACGACGCAACCGCAGCTTGGCGTGAGAAAACTGAACTCGAACTCTACGACGAATCCTACGAGAAGAATCCGGAATCGACCGTCTTGCAATATGCCTCGATGCGGCGCGCCGAACGCGATCGCCAGATCAGGGAAGAGCAGGACATGATCGACCGGCACGAGAACGAGGTCGCCGATGGAGACGATCCGACAGAGACGAACGCGACGATATCGAAACGTCGGAAGCGGATCAAAGCTCTCCGTGACGTACCGGATCAAGCGTCGTTCCCGCGGACTGTTATCTGGCCAGATTAAATATATTTTCCCTGTCTCGTAAAATCCACCTATGGTGTAATGAAATATCAGGACACTATAGGGGATAAAATGAATTTCATAACGCAGATACCGGTAATGGGATGGGTCACTATCATGGTGCTGATCGTGGCTTTATTTCTTTTAATCTGGTTCAAGGGATTAAAATTCAGGAAGGGTGACACTCAAGTCTCGGTCGGCGAAGAAATCGAGAACAAGATTTTGGAATTAAAAAAAACAGTGGATGAACGCGAAAATATTCGCACGGGCGACGAAGAAATTCGCAAAGATCTTTTTCGGGAATCGAACGCTATTGACGACCGGCTGAAGGCCGACATGCGCCGAATTGTCCGGTCGCTCAATGATTCGATTTTTCCGGTTTTTGGTCCATTCGTTAAATGCGAATTCCCGTCGGTCAGGGTGGTCGACATCATCAAGTCGGAACTGATGCAGCGAATCGATGAAAATCACATGCGCGAAAGGCTCAGGTCGATCGAGATCAAAGGCTACATCGAAGAAATTTCCGAGGACATCAGGAAGGAATACAACGTCTTTCTTAGAACCGTCAGCGCAACGAGATGCGGGGAAGACTATCCCTCCTGGGAATCCGTTGCTGATGGCGTCTCGATTATACTCATTAACTGGGCCGAAAGAACAAAAAACGCAATCTGCGCGCGGACACGCGAAAAAATCGCGAGTTATTCGTCGGCGAGAAACCGCTTTACCATCGAGGAATACCGAAAAAAGTCCGTGGACGACCCGATCGAAAAAAATCGCGGATATCTTGCCTCGCTCGAGGCGAAGCTATGAGCGGTGCCATCCACGCCGATGACGCGAGGATCCGGTACGATCAGACAACAAAAATCATCGAGCGATTCCTTGCCGACCTGAAAACTGCCGGATCGTCAAAGTTCTGGCTGGAATCCTGCAACGTGTGCGCATGCGCGTGCGGCGTCGAGGCGGTTGGCGGTACCTGGAAATCGACTCCGCCGATCATCGACGGCCGCGAAATTCTTTCTCAGGCTGACATCCTTTTTGACTTCTGCTATTCGACGTATGGCCGATCGGTGCTCCCAAAAGTATCCGACGGCGTGAACGAGAACGAGATCGCGGAAAACCTCGCCGAGGCGATCAATCGGTGCTCGACGGCTCGAGCGAAAGTACTGACCTTCTCTTCCGGCTCGGAAGTTGTGCAAGGAATGAAGGATGCGCTGCAGCGCGGATCCGCTATCGCGATTTCGTACCGGACCGACTACGAGGGCTCCGGTCATTTTCATTGCGTCGTCAAATACGATGAGCGCGCGAAGCAATTTATGGCCTATGACTCTTGGGCTGACAACAAGCACTGCCTGACGCGCGGTGTGAAGGAGCTGTACGCCGAGTCGTTCTACGTAGTTCGCGCTCGGCAGCGGTTCATTGAAATATCGCTTTGA